AAACTTCTCTCTGAGGTGTCTCTCTCTTCGTTAATTTGAGAAGAGCTTTCATAACGGCATTCTCATATACATCAGGCTTACCTACTTCGTTGCCATACTGTCCAGGGTTCTTTACATGTTTTTCCCGCTGCCCCAACGCATCTGGAGCATCACTTCCCGCTTCAGCAAACCCTGGAAGAGCATGTGCAGGAATTGGTTCTTCGGAAGGTTGCGTTCCTCCGCTTTCCCGTGATAGTCTATCGTGTACATTGGTAGCAGATTCTTCAGAAAAGCTGGCAGGGTCATTACGCATCCGTAACAATTCATCCCAATCATCTTCACTCATACCCCCTGCCATAACTTTAAGAAGAGTATGTTCTAATTGGTCAGAAGTATCTGATTCCTCTTCTGGAGGTTCAGGCTCAAACCCAGGTAAAGTATCCTGCCTAGATTGGTTTGCTCGGTTGGCTTGTACGTTTCTCTGTATCTTGGCCCACCGTTTAGCTTTTTCAGACCCCATTGAAGAACCCGAAGGTTCTGGCCCTTCAGCCTTTTTAAACATCTTGTCATTCGTACCAACTTCAGACTTAGGACGTTTGGAATCGCCATCAGCTACTAGTGCTTGGGATTCTTTATTCTCTTTAGGGAGATTTTTCTCATCCATTGCATTTAGTTCTTGCTCATCCCCACCCTTCATTAGCTTTAGAAGAGAATTTTCAACATCAGATTTAGGAGCTTCAGGAGCCTTTAATCCTAACCCATGATGACCTTGCAATTGTTTAACGGAATCACCCATATGTGACCAACCATTTTCGTAGTCATCAATAGCACTGTTTTGTCGTGGATTTAACCGTCCCAATCCTGGGGTGTTGCTTCCCCCACGTTCCCCAACCCCTTCCCTTCCTTCCCCAAAAGATATGTCAACTCCCATCCTTTCAGGGTCAAGGTACTCACTGTCAAACTCATGTATATCCATATCATCAGCATCTGGCATTTCGTCTTCGCCGTGGTGCATTGGTTCAAGATGGTACTTACCATTAGCCATTCTATTTAAAGCTTTAAGATGATTATAAGGATGTGTTTTCCCACCTTGTTCCGAATGCTGTAAATACTCATCCATTGCTGCATCATCATGTCCAGTTAAATCAGGTTCTTGCCATTCATCAGCTTTCATTAGCTTTAGGATAGAGTTTTCGACAGTTCCTTTAGGGAAATCAAATTCTCCAGGGCCATGAGTAACTATACTTGGAGCAGGCTTCTTTTTGGGTATGACTATAGAGTCACCCTTTTTTGTTCGGGTAACTGTTTGAGTATCATCAGTTTTAGGGTCTTCCTCTTTTTCCTTAAAGAAATCTAAGGTAGGCTCCCAATGGAGATTGTAGTCAATTGGTTGTCCATAGTCTGGCATATAAAAACTCCCCTAAATAGTTATTTGAAAGGCCCGTTTAAAGGTATCAGTAACAGAAGCTTGGTAAGAATTCATAATAGCTAATTCCTTTGGGTCTGGGCCATACCCCTGCTCCCTCTTTGCTTCTCCATCCACCCGTCGTTTCCGTTGTTGTTGCCTGTCTCGTTGTTGTTGTCTCCTGTCATTCCCTTGTTCTTCATCCCCTTGCTCCTCTTGGGTATTTTCCTCGTTTGGCCCATAATTAGTTTCTGGGGTTGGGCCTTCATCCGCAATATTGGGAGCATTCAATTTCAAACCACTCTTATCGCTACCATTATGAATACCTTCAAGTTTATTCAGTAGTTTATCAAACCCCCGTTTCCCCACATCCCCATGAGTACCGTGGTCAACTGTCATCTTATTGACATGTTCTCGCATTTCGCTGAAGGGTATGGGCTTGTCCCAATCTCCCTGCTTCATATCTATGTCACCCATATTGGCATAGCGTTGTCCATCATCTGTTTGACTCATATGATGTATGACTTGCATCCAATCTTTGGGAGACATATTGTCTCCTGCATTGATTTTCTCAACAAGTCCAGATGCCATTTGATGTCTTTCGGTTAAGCTGGCTCCTCGATGGGCCTGAGGTTGGAAGTTTATTCCTTTCCCCACTCCCTCATCCCGCTGCATTTGTTGGGTACGCCTTGCACCAGAGCCAACCTTGGGTACGTTTCGTCCTGCACCACGGGTAGCTTCACCCACACGCCTAGTAAGTTTTTCGGTCAGGGATTTGGGGGCTTCCCCGTATTCCTCTTGACCTTGTTTACCTTGTAAACCAGTGGCTAAACCTCTAGCACCTCTACCAGTTTCTCTTAAAGCATCGGCACCACGTTCCCTACCACGTTCTCCTAGCCATTGTCCGAAACGTTCAGACTTACTCCGTGGTGTCTGTCCTCCAGAACGATATCCCGTTTCTCCCTCACGTGCAATTGGCCCATATTTGTCGGTATCACGTGCATCCCGTCCAGCTTGTCCTGGGGTAGCACCACGGGCAACGCCCCTACCGAATCTACCAGCTTCTCTGGCACCAGCTGCGGTCATTCTTCCTGACAACTCACCAGTACCCCTACTACCAGCACCAAACAGTTGGCCTATCCTTCTAGCACCACTACGCTTCGGTGCAAATCGACCTTGATTTCGACGTTCTCCCGTGCCCCCACCTGACCTTTCACGGTCAAACTTTGCAGTTTCGGGGTCATAGCTTTGGAAGCCTTCCTTTACGCCGCTACCAAATTCCTTAGCACCAGCTGCGGCCTTACGCCCACCTTCGGCACCCCTGCGGTAAGCTTCCTGGGCACCAGCCTTACCCTTACGGCCTGCTTGACGGCCTAATGCTGCGCCTCGTTTTACTGCCCTACCTCCTGCTTCTTTTGCCCCTTTAGCATCATAGGCGGCTCTACGCCCAAGTTCACGCCCACCAGCAGCAACTCTTTTTCCAGCGTCTTGACCCGCAACACCGACCCTACGTCCACCTTCAACGGCCCTACGTCCCGCTTCCTGGGCACCAGCTTTAACCTTACGTCCTGCGTCACCAGCAGCCTGGTCAGCACGTATGGCCCCTCGTTTGACGGCCTGTCCAGCTTCTCCAAGACGTTTCTTACCAGCACCAAATAAGTCACCCATACGTTTGGCACCAGCACCAAGTCGTTCACGGCCTCTTTCCATAACCTGTCTGCCACCAGCAGCAACAGCTTGTCCAGCTTGACCCGCAACTTCACGGCCTCTACCCGCAACCGCTCTACCGCCAGCAGCTAGTCTTTCAGCACCAGCACCAATCGCTTGTTTACCAGCACCAGCAGCAGCACCGGCACCAGCAGCAGCTTGTCTGCCTAGTTCTTGGGCACCTCCCATAGCTGCACCAGCACCAGCCCCAACTTTTGCAGCACCAGCTTCCGCACCAGCTGTCGCACTTTGTCCAAACTGTTGTTTCATTCTATCTAATACACCTGGCGTAGGTGCTACATTAGGGTCTGGGTTAGGCGTGAGTCCTGGCCCTGAAGGAGCGGAACTAAGATTTCCAATGATGTCTGGAGTTGCTTTAGGGGGAGGAGGAGTATCCCCATCAGCTTTATCTACATACGAAGCTCTTTGTTTCTTACTTTGCGGCTTAGTAGATGCTCCTGTGTTAGGAGTAGGCACATTAGGAGTGCCTGCCTGATTTTGATTCGTGGCCCCAAAATCCCTCTTCCGAAGAATAGTATTAAAAATTTCCAAAGACTTATTAACACTGATAACCACATCATTATCTAGTTTATCGCCCAAGTCTTGCCCAGCCTCATTAACAACCCACGGGGGTCTAACGTTAATAGGCCTACCATCATCATCAGTTTCAGTTTCAACAACTGGAATATAACGCATAGTTTCTAAATCAGGTTCTGAGGGGAAGCCGTACTCCTGAAGAAGGCGGTGGTGTGCGGCTTCCCTCCCAGCAATGTTATTAAGAGTGGCAAAGGACTTACCACTCTTGAGGGGGTCTTCACCCGCTTTCTCTTTCTCTATCCAACCTAGGAAAGAATCTTTAAAATTAATTTTTCCATTAGTATCTTTATGCATAATTATAATCTTCCTATGAACAACGGCTTGAGGTTTTTCTTCCTGTTCAAACAAACGACAATAATCTCCAGGCATTATATCGCCCACTACCACATCACATGTACGAGTGTCAGAATTAAAATACTTACAGTGTCCACAATTAATACCCATCTTCTCTTCAGGGGGGGTAGCATCCCGGTAGCCACACTGGTCTTTATCAATCTTCCCCGTTTGTGGGAGTTCCGCTTTTAGAAGCTCAAAATTGGCTCCTTGATTTACACCCTTTTCACAAATGGTAACTTCAGCTAGTTCCATTTCGTCTACTTGCATATACGGGGTTTGGCCTTTCTTCATGTTTTGGATTTTAGTAGCACTACCCGCAATAGAATAGCTCTTTAAAGTACCTTGATTAATTTGGTCTGCAACCTTTTTAGCAATAGCTGTATCATCACGTAGTTCACAGATAAAGAAGAGTCCCTGTTCTCCCACACCTGACTTAAATATTTGCCCACCCGCAGAAATATACGCAGGCAATGCCCAGCCTACTTGAACGTCAGAATGTAGCACCATAACGTTACGAGTACGTTGGCTCTCCATAAACTTATCAAAGGCTTTAGATAGGGCATTCGTAGTAATGAGGTGCCCCTCTCTGTCAATCATTTCAACTGAAGCAGGGCCACCTATAACGAGGGGGTCAACCATGTCCATCTTTTGGATGCCCACAGCAGCTTGTTTATACGTAGGGCTGTCAGGAAAGGCTCTATGTAAGGTTAGAATCTCTGCCTTAGAAACATTCCCCGATTTAAAATTAGTCTGATATTCAGTTAGAGCATCTTTGATATCTTCAAGTGTGGTTTTACCTGGCTGGCCCCCTCGCTTTTCTAACCAAAGGATGCCAGCAGGGTCATTAGCTATTTGTGAAGTGGGAATATAAGTAGTAGTCATTATCCTCCATGAACTCCCCAGATAACTCCATACACCTGGGTACTCGCCCCAGATGCAATAGCAGATATCTTGGATTGGGCATTTATAGGCCAGTTAGTTGTTATAGATTCTCCTGCCTTTAAGAGGATGCCTGTAGAAGTCGTACCCGCAGCCGTAGCATCCGTGTCTATAGCTATATTAACTGTCTGACTCCCGTGTCCATTCTTTAAAGTAAACCCACGCACATGGGCAATTCCGGGCCTACGTTTAGATTCAGATAAATTGGCGGTGCCCAACCACTCATAATTGACTCCTTGGGCACCATCTACATAATCACTTAGGTTCCCATCTCTACGTTGCTCTATCATAATCTTATCTACATAGAAATCTATGTTATGCTGCGTAACAGTAGTGACAGCTACTCTATAGGTGTCTGCTATCCGTTGAGCAAGCTCATATTTCACAGAGATACGAGCAAAAGATGTTGTTAGGCTATGAGTAGCACTGGCAGCTAACTCAACACCATCAGCATCTTGAATCGAAATCTTTACATCCCCTGACGCAGAAGCCCCCCTAACTTCACAATTCGCCACAATGAATGTACCTTCCGTGTGCCCTGCAAATTTATCACTCCAATAGAATCCTTCCCCAGCTGCTGAGTTAGCAGGATTTACCAAAAGGGAATTGCTGCCTGTGGCAGCTTGGGCACTACTTTGTGAAATTGCGGAGCCTGAGACAGTAAATTCTGATATTGTGGCGTGTTCAATAGAGGGGTTCTTTACAAGGTTGACAGCTGGCTCTCCCCGTGCTACAGTCAATAAATCAACTGCGGTAGTGCCAACGGTAGTGTCAATCGGTACATACTTAGTCCATAGATGGACACTACTTCTAGTACTGGGGTCTATTTCCCATTCAGGCCAGTTCTCTGGAAAATGCTCTGAAGTTGGCATATAATCTCCTAATCAGCTGAGAACCAGTTCATTATACCAATGAGGCTGACCAACACTATTGCTGAGTGGGTAAACAATACTCCCACTACAAACAAGGCTGATTTAGCCCCATACATACGAGTTCTCCAATGCTTTATTTCATCGAGTTCATCATTAAGTTTCTCTAAACTATTGCAAATCGTTGCGTTTAATTGGGTTTGCCCTTCGATGTACCTATCTAATCTCTCTGTATATACTGCTAAGTTTACTTCAATAGAGGCATCATTTGGTACAGGCATAAGGCATACTATCTACCAAATACCAAGACACGCACAGAAACTGCTGATACGTTAGTTGTACTAGCAACTTCATCTAAGATAGCACCGTCTGCACCAGCTTCATACAAAGCTATTTTAGAGTTAGTGTAATCATATTGGGCAACATAGCCACTGTTTTCCATTGACAGTAATACAATATGAATGGACTCCAATCCCAACGTTGCAGCCGTTAGAGCCTCGCCACCTGTAGCATAACTGCTATCAAAAGTGGCAGTTTTAATGACATATTTATTATTTCCAGGGACACCTGACATATCAGATGCATTGCTAGGAACTGTAATTGCAAGAGCCATAGTGTATCCTCCTTAAATAGAACAAAAAATGGGGGGAAGCAGTTTGGAGTCTACTCCCCCCCAAGAAAACTTTAGACGCTTAGGTCACAGATTTTAGCCTGAACAAAGAAGTTCTTGCAGCGCAACTCACCAAGAGTGTACAGCAAGCCCCTGACAACCAAGCTGTTAGCAGCGAAGTAGTCACGGTTTTCGATGTATTGGGTAGGCTGGGCAATTGACATCTCAAGATAGTCAGTGTCCAGTACGTAAACGTTACTACCCAGGACAGCACCAGCGGAGCTTACGCTCTTTGGCACATCGGCATCAGGCAGGATGGGGATACCCATGTAAGTAGCCAACACCAATCCGGTACGGGTACCAGGGAATGTACGCTCAGAGCCTACACCAACCTGATATTCTTCCTGTCCCATATAGCGTTGCTGGGAATTGAGCAGTCGCTCCAATTTGAAGTACTGGTCATGTCCCATGAGAATTAGCTTGGGTTCTCCGCCATTTTCCCGAATCTTTTGGATACAAGTATCAATCAGATTGAGGGAGAGGTCACGGCCTACACCAGCGTTGTGGCTGACGTTAGCAGCGGCATTCCAACCACCAGCAGTACGAGCAGCCAACGTTAGGTCAAAAGCCCTAGCATTGGCAGACAAACCACCGGAACCGGAACCGTCCTCAGCTACGACATCATCCAAGCTGGTGAAACCAGCACGGGAATATACGTAAGCCAAGTCACCAGTAGCCCAAGCAGGGCTAGAAGTGTCAACGGTTACAGTAGCACCACTATGGGCGGTAGTCGAAGCTCCACCAACGGTAACACCACCTGTAAGGTCATGAGCAGTCTGGTCACCATCATAACGGGCAATTTCATCACCTAGATGGAAGTTGTTCGCAACAGCAGAACTGCCGAAAACAACAGTAGTACCACTACCACCAGTAGCTCTTGCAGCAGCCAAGGACAACAGTTCAAAGTTGACCTCTTTCATGTGGTCTAGCTGGGCGTTCTCATTCTCCAACGCCAGCACGTCACCGACACCACCTTCTAGTTGGGCAGTGAAGACGGACTTGACCGATGCACCGAAGGTTGTAGCAACGATTCGGGGCAAGCTGGAAACCGTCTGGATAGCAGAAATATCTACTGTCGGGAGGTTACCAGTCTCTAGAATAGGCATACTGCGGTTAGAGCCACGGTCAGACCGAATCCTCCAACCAGCTGTGTTACCCCACACGGTACGTGGGATAGCATTAAAAAATCTAGTTTGGTTGTTTAGAGCTTGCCAGACTTTCCGTCCATACGTAGTATTAAAAATACCAGTAGCGGTATCAACCGTAAACGGAGTTCCAACACCAGCACCGGCTTTCTTCATGAAGCCGGGGCCGAATACACTCTGATACAACCCTCGTTGTGACTGAGCAATATACTCAGCAAGGGATGGATTAGACATAAATTATCTCCTTAATCTCGTTGTTTGAATTATCCTAGTAGTTCCCGTGGAATACCGTCAGTCTCACCGTTCTCAATATTCTCCTGCAATCGACGCAAGTCCTGATAGGACAATTGCATCATTTGGTCTACGGTATCTCCACCAGAAGCTTCCTTCTGAATAACGGTAGTTCCATCTAGACCAATGCTATCTTCATATCGAATAACAGTAGGACGGGTCAGAGAAGTCTCTTCTCGGAAACCCATCTTACGTAGACGGCCTTCTGTCTCTTGCTGTACGGCTTTCTGTACGTTCATTCCGTCTTTCAATTGAGCCTTCATAGAGCTAATTTGCTTCTGCATCTGAGCCAGTTCTGGATACTCAGTCGCTGCATTCTCCACGGAATATCGCATGTTCTCTACGTCATCTTCCTCCTCCTCCTCTCCATTCTCCTCGTCCATGTCCTCGTCTTCATCATTCGCGTACTCTTCTTCGTCTTCGCCAAACTCTTTCTTCAACAGGTTAAGCTGCTTTTGCATAGCTTGAATTGTTGCCTGTTGGTCAGCCATCGCTTTTACAGGGGTAACGGCCTTTTCACTGTCATCGTTACCTTTTTTCATGGAACCTGCTTTGCGAACTTTATCGCCGTCCAAATCCATACCCTGGTCTGCTTTAATCAAACCATAAACTTCTCCCGCTACTGCTTTAATGATTTCCTGCTTCTCAAATGCGTCATTCTCGTCTTGAGCCAATTCCATATCATAGTCATCCTGCTTACTTATTCGGGAGTCCATCTTATGCAAGACCTCCGCAACAGCAGCGAGAGCTAGATTGGAACCCTCAATTTGCTTTTCCAACCGTTCTACCACATCGTAATCATCTGCCATGTTGTGTCTCCTTCCTCGTTCAGAAAGTTGGTCTAAGCCACCTCCGACTTCCCGATAAATAAATAGATATGTACGAATTTCGTACTAATATATTATACTATGTATTCTGAAATATTTTCCCTTTTTATAGTATAATTTCGGTTAGTTTTCCTCTTCGACTGGAACTTCGCCTTCAACCGTAAGTTTTAGAATTTCGTTCCTAAAGTCATACAGGGGAATTTGAACCAATTTCTTGAATTTCTCACATTGAGTGCCTTCAGGTATTGAGGCCTCGATTAAATCTAGGACTTTACCCACCATGCGTGAGTGTCTTGCTATCACATACTCTTGTAGGGGTGTTACTTTACTTACATCTACCATCATTTTAGCTCCTAATATATGTTACGAATTCATTTGTCCTAATGTAATGGTGCCTGAGGAGAGGGCATCAACAAAAGCTTCAAGTTCTGCTTCTATATCTAACCCAACCCCCCCACCATTTTCTTGGTTAGCTTCTGCAACTGCAACATCCATTGCAGTAAGTTCTTTCGGTTGTTTCCAGTACCCTTTCACTAGTTTCACCTCCCCATTCTTATTTTCTCTTTCATACGGCTCCACCCATTGTGGTTGTAACGAATCCACCATGCTGTCATACTGTACATCTTTCCCTGCATCTACCTCAATCTCATTTGTAAACCCTACCTTAGAGAATACCCTATCAGGATGTCTTCTCGCTAGAAACTCTTCAAAGAGCGTATTAAGTTCTCGGGTTACAGCTGGTATGATAGCATCCATAGTCATTATATATGTTACTCTTTATTTAGGGTGCCTTCTAAAGCTACCCGTTGAATTTTATTTTTAGTGATGCGTTCCTTTTCTCCAAACCCCCACCGCTCTCTCAA